TGGTGCCTGGCGCCCCCGGCGCGCTCGAAAGAGGCTCAGACAGGATACGTGCGGCGGCGGCATCAATCGCCGGATCGCGCCGCTCCGCATGATATTTCAAAGCCTCCATCGCGTGTTTGGCCGCACTACCCATTCTGCCAGTAGCAGCGCCTAAAGCGGCTTTTCCAGCGTGATTTGCCATCATTTCTTCGCTGCTGGCATCTTCCGCCACCCGCCCGCCAGTTTGTGATCCACCGACGACATGCGCCTTGGTGTCAAACATCATCGCCTCAGCTTCTACCGAATGCACAAATTTATCGGCTTCCTCTGGAGACTTGAACAACTGGCGCAGCTGGGCCTGCGTATAGTCGTTTTTCATTATCGACTTTGCTTCATCTCCCCCCCTCCCCGTCTGGGCAAGCCTCTTGAGCAAGGCGTCCGCAGCGCCAAGCTTATAGAACTCGCGCTCGCTATCCGTGGCATCCTTGAGATAGTCCCTAATTTCCTCAGGACGCCGCGTCAGGAACTTTCGCCCGCGTTCAATGGCGGTATCCGCCGAAGCCTGCCCCGCATAGGCGTCTAGCGCCTTGCCATAATCGGGATTGTATTTTCTAAGTGCTGTGCGAAATTGGGTGCGCGTTTGATTGGCAGCGCGGCCATATGTATTTAGGTTCAGCTTGCCGGTTACGTCGCTGCGGCTGGCTTCAATAATATCATCCATGCCGCGCTTGACGTAATCGAGTGTTTGCCATGACGGCACTTTAGCAAAGCGTGGTTCACCGGCATCATCGAATACAATGCCGAGCGAATTAGGATCACGTCCCTCCTCGGCTGCGATATTCAAAGCTTTGCCCATTGCCTGTCTGAATGAAGGGCGCTTTGCCAATTCCTTTAGCACCCCACCATCCGCTGTCAGCGCTTCCGGGTTCAGTGGTGGGTGCGCATAGGCTTTATCATACAAAGGCCCCGCAATGGCCAAACGACTGGCTTTCAGGGCTTGCTGGCTCTGATAAGCGTTACCGCGCTGAATATGCGTCTCTATGGCCTCGGCCATGCGCTTGCCTGCTTCTGCATCTCGATTTTTCAGAAAACCAGTCAGGATGTTGCGGCTTTCACCCGGCTTCCGAGCCAGCCGGCCAGCATAGCCTTTGACGTTTTCCCCACCTACATCCATCAGCGTAAGGTTCGGTTGCGCCTTGGTGCGAATATCTATCATATCCTGTGCATTTGGGCCGCCGCCCTTGGCGTCCGCTTCCATGCGCGCCAAAACACGATCCATTGCCACCTGGTCGATAGCTTCCGTTCCCTTGGCTTTTTGCACGAAATTGACCAGCGCTTTAGCTCCCGGCTTTGTGACAGCCGCAGCCAAACGCACAGGCGCGGTAATGGCCCGTTGCACCACTCCCGGTTCACTTACTACGGCGCGCCGGTTTTCCAGTATTACCCGAGCGGCGTTCTTGCTGATGCCTTCTGCCTTGGCGAGTTTGGATACCTCCATTGCGCCTTTTGCCTCCCCGCCAAAGGGAATGGCGATAGATGCAATATCACCTATCGTGCGACGGTTGACGCCAGTCATGGCCTCAAGAGGCCTCCCAATGATAGAAGTGAGCGCGCCAGTGATCGGCGCACCAACCTCCCCCAGCACATCCATCGTGGTCTCTAGAGATGTCAATGGATTGAGGCTGCCAGCGTTTTTGCGCTGATCGGCAAGGAGTTTGGTATTGGCCTCTGTAACTTGCTTACCGATCTCGCGGGGAATATCGGCAAAACTCTCGCCAATCTCGCCCATCCATGTTTTCTTGGGGGCGGCTTGGGCCTTTGGCTTTTCAATCGGCTCCTCAGATACAAGTTGCCAGTCATCGCTTGTGGGAGGGGTATGAGAGCCGCCAATCGGCACCGCAACGTGCAGATGCGCGCCCTGCGTGGCCCTCTGACCTTCAGGGTAATAGTGCAGGAAGTCAGCACCCGTCTCTTGCAGCTTACGCGCCACTTGCCGGGGATTGAGGCCGTCAACCACAATATCGTAGGCTCCGGGGTTTTCAGGTGTGCCCCGGCTGTGATCGGACAACTTGCCCGGTGCGACCGTCTCTGCTCCTTCCGCGCGCAATTCATTCTCGCGATCAGGCGTGCGGTATCCACCCGTCTGATGCCACTTTCCCTTGCCGAAGGTGCTATCCATCAAGGTGGTAAAGTCCTTGTGGCTATCCACCTTGGGGGCTGGGGCCTCAGATGCAACTTCCCAGCCCATTACTGATCAACCCGCTTGGCGTTACCATCCGCGCCGATGGTCCATTTCTGGCCATTCTTAAACGTGGTGATCTTGTCGCGGCTCAGCAGGTTAAGCGGGGGGTGTGCGCCACCCTCTCCCTTGGTCTGGTCGCGGGCCGGAAGACTGGAAAGTTCGGTTTCACTCTCCTTCTTCATGCGATTCAGCACGGCATTGTAAGCCTCTTGGCTAGTTGCATCACTCAACATCTTTTCGCCGCGCTGCACGGCGTTGACGGTGAGGCTCCCATTCGGGTTGATGTTCCTCGCCCACTGATTGACCACGGCCTCGGTTGCTACGAACGCCTCTGCCTGATCCGGGTCAGCAGTGCCATTGGCAACCGCCCTTTGCAGCTTGTTATATGGCATAAACCTGTCGCGCGGCAGTTTGGCGTAAACCTCTCGGGCCTGATCGATTAGCCCATCGATAGCCTTGACGCCCTGCTGCAACTGAGCGCCGCGCTTGCCTTCATATGTGCCACCGGCGCGGCCCGCAGCAATGTCCGCATTGAACTTGACCAGATCATCCGCCGTGGCGTCTGGATGCTCCTCCATATAACGCTGCGTTGCCATGGCCGCCGCCGAACGTGGAGTTCCGCCCGCGATCTTCTGCGCGCCCTGTGGGGTATATGGCTGGCCGTCGAGGGTTTGAAACTTCTGGCCGCGCGGTGCTGTGGGATTGAAAATGTATTGCGTGTTGGTTTTAGGGTCGGTCAGGATTTGCTCGCCCTTCGTCTCCCCCTGCTCCCGCCGTAACCCAAGAGCTGCATCGGCCTGCTTCTCGCGCGCCTCGTTCTCGCGTTCATGGATATCCTGCTCCGCCGTAATCGCGTAAGAGCGTGTCTGGATAGGGTCAAAATTACCCGGCAAGCGGTCGATCTCTTCCGCGCTGAACATGCCAGATTTACCCAGATCGTTCAGTTGCTTGGTGTAAATCTGTTGCGCAACCAGCTTGGCCGCGTCGGGGGATTTTCCCTCTTTCAATGCCTCATCATAGGCCACAATAGACGCGCCAGCACCTTCCGACAAAGCCTTCCGCTTCGCAGCATAGGTTTCGCTCTGGATATGTTTCGCCAGCGCCTCGCGTTCATCGATCTGCGCATTGGTGCCAAGCAGCTTCTCCCCGGTCGTGGGGTCAATCCTCAGCGCCTTGGATAGCGCGTTCTGGCTGATCCGCCCCGTCTTGGGGTCAACCGCGTCTGGCTCAGTCAATATCTGCCGCAAAGCGTTTTGCTGCTTCATCTGATATTGCTGCTGCTGCTGATCCATCTGCATCTGCTTGATTTTGAGCGCAGTGCCGTAAATCTCAGCAAGCTGGTTTTGCGGCTGCGGATTGATCGCAAGCGGGATGGATGCATCGACGGGCATTTTACGGCCCTCCAAACGCGGATGTATTTAGCGGAACACCGGTCAATGATGCGTTGCCTGCATAATTGCCGCTGCCCAGCGTGCTCAAAAAGGAATTACTGCCACCGCCATTGAGAAGTGAACTCAGCAGGTAATTGCTCGACAGGCTATTGATCCCCCCCGAGATGGCATTTGACACCCCCACGGTGCCAGCCGCCGAGGCATTACCCGCGCCGATGATGTTCTGCCCGATGGAATTGGCCGTCTGCGCCCCCAACGCCCCGAGATTGCTCGCCGCGTTCTGGCCAGAACCGGCGAGCGTCTGAAGATTGCCAAACTGCTGCTGCTGCTGCGCCAGATAGTCGTTAAACTGCTGCTGGTAGGTTGTGCTCGCCAAGCCCTCGCCATAGCTCATCAAGGCTTTCAGCGTATTGCCCCCACCAACTCCGCCAGTGGCCGATTGCTGGTCTAACAGGGCCTGTTCACCCTGCTGAAGCTGAAACTGATAGCCAGGCGTCTGGGCAAGATTGGCGGGGTTGAATGCCGCTGTCAGGGAGCCATTGGCCACATTGGCATTGCTCTGGCCGGGAATAAGCCCCTCGCCCTGCATTAGCGCCGTCAGGGCATTGCCACCGGCTGCCAGATAGGGAGCCTCGTTGGCGGTTGTCTGGGCAAATTGGGCTTGCTGTTCAGCAGTTGCCGCATTTGCCGCCGCCTCCTGCGCTCCAGCGGCGCTGGATGCGCCAAGGGCACCGATGCCTGCGGATAGAACGCTACTGCCTGCCAATGCAACCGGAAGAGAAACGCTTGCCATACTAGTCGCCTATCCACAAAGAATATGTCGCCTGAATCGGTATAGCACCCTGACGCATAAAGAACTTACCAATATCAGAGCCGCGTCCCTTTGTCCTATGATGAGGAAAAATACACTGCACCCCCATAGACTTAAGAACCTCAACAGACTTGTTAAACAACTCAAAGGCAGCGCGCGCATTGCCGGGGGAGCAATACCACCCTCCCATATATGCAACCAGCAAACCCTCGCTCTCAACGTCCTCCGATACTTGCCAAGTGTGATAACCAACCATCTTGCCATCTTTTCGGGCGGTTATCAGCAGCAACGCCCCAGCCTCATACATCAAAGCCATCAGCCGTTCGGATAGATTGAACTTGCGCTTTGGTTCTATGTCGTCTCCGTCTGTCTCGTTAAAATGGGATTCCGCCAAAGGTTTTGCTTCTGCCCACCATCCACTTGACCAAGGCTCAGAGGCAACGGCGAACGTCATCCTTAAGACTTTCTATCTGGCCGCGATTATGTATGAGCTTGCGCATCTGCTTGCTCATATCAACTTGAATATTCAACGCATCCATGCGTTGCCACCATGATACATCAAAAGGCTTTTCTAAGCAATGTGTGAACAAATCCGCGCATACTTCCATCCTCGCCAAATCCTCATAGAAAAATCGCTTAGTGCCGGGCAGGCGCTCAATATCATCAAGATGGCAGTCCCTCACCCGCATTTCATCTTGAAAGCCCGATAAACCAAACCGGGCGAGGCTATCGCAAACCTCGTCCCTATCACGCCGCACAGTGACAAACTTAGACATTGGAAGATATTCACGGATAACTGGCCACGCAAAGGCAGCGCCCGTTTCGCATGTCCCCGGCTTCATCCTATCAATAAAATCAGGGATGCTTTCGCTATCAACCCCCACATCATGACCGATCAGCAACCCACCGTAGCTTAGAAACAAGGATAACCATGTTGACCTTGACCTTGGCAGCGAGAAGATGACAAACGGCGTCATGTCTTGATGCACTTCAACACAGTGGCATAGGGCGGGATGATCGCAAACGCATCGCCCGAGCCCGTGTTGTTGGTGGTAACGCCAGTGGTAGCCGTGTTTATCGTGATGCCCGTTGCGCTGGTGCCGGTGTTGCCCGCAGTCCCTGAACCAGCCCCAGAACCTATGGTATTGGTGTTGGACGCCACCAATGCCGTGTGATTGTGGCCGGGATCGGTAATAGCGTGCAAGTGCCCCGGATCAATGACAGGGTGATTGTGGGCAGGCAAATTGCCTACATCGAGCGTGGCAGTAGCAGAACCGCCTAATGTCCCAACAGGATTAGACCCATTGGCCCCATAAATGAACACGCCGCGAAAATCAGGCACATTGAACGTGGTAGAGCCATCGCCAGACCCCCAAGTTACCCCTATCGCCTCATAGAGAGATGCATACACAGTGCGGCTGACCGCAGACCCGTTGCACGCCAAATAGCCATCAGGGGCAGTCGGGCCGCAATAGTCGATGAGGCTACCGCTAACCACCGTCTGATCTCCGCCAGCCACCCCGCCAGTGCGGTTGAACAATTGCTGAAGAAAAATATACCAGGGCTGCGTGATGATGCCCGTGGAAGGGTTTGTCAGCATCGCAGCAAGGCTCGGCATACCTGTTACGCCAGTCGTGCTCACCCCACAATCGCCCCAAACAAAGCAACCTTGAACGGATCAGTCGATGACAATTCAAATACCCGGTCAGAGTTAGTGCCGCGCCGCGTCGAACCCAGCCTGTTCCACCTCAATGTATTGGCATATTGCCCGGTTTGTCCCGCCGCTCCGATCAGGTCTGGGGACCAATTGAAGCTATCATCGGAATATCTCAACACCACCTGAGGATTGGTGCCGTCAGGGACTTCCGTCCCGCTCTGGTATGTCAATTCCAGAAAATTAAACCGCTGCGCATCATAGACATTCTTGGGGGTGGCGCGCCATGAACGAAGCCATTTGCGCTGCGCCCCATTGTCGGTGAAGATATCGAGATTGAGACGATAGATATTGCCGCTCGCGTAGTCCCCAACCAACAGATCGCCGTCATTGTAAAAGGCAAAGCAATTGGCTGCGTATCGCCCAAAATTACCATTGGAAAATGATGCCCTTTGGTGCCAAGCGGGAACTCCCATCCGCTTCGTGGCGGTCAAATCCAAAACCCAAGTAGCGCCCTCAGTCGGGAACGTCAGGACATAGAACTTATGACCCTCCTGCAGATAGGTAAATCCAATGGCGTCATCTATCGTTGAATAGCCATTCATCGCATATTCCAGAGCGTGCGTGGAAACCCGCTGCTCCTGATACCCATCAATCGCATAAACCACCCGCCCGCCGATCGGGCTTTGGCCAAGAAACAACAGCGTCTCTTCAATCTGTGCGAGGCTGTAAGGCACGGCAACGCCTACCTGCCCATAAACCCCCTGCAGACGCTGGAAAACAAAGCCGTTAAGCCCCGCGTTGATGTAGAAGCAAAAGTGATCTTCCTTGAAGATGGCAAACTGATTGTGAAACTCAATCAGCGCCACAACATCGCTAGGCGTCCCGTCCTCGGTTGTGAAATTGAGCGGGTCCCATGTGGTCAGATCATTGAGATTGGACTGCCACAGGTTGAACGTGCCAACCTCGTTAATCAGCACAAACCCATCCATATAGTCAGCAATGCCGGGATTGGAGAACGGCAGCGAGATCGGCGCTAACACCCCGCCTGAATAGGAATACCCCCTAACACCATCAAAAATTGCTTGCTGGGTGGAATTGGCTACCATGCTGACAGGACCAGACGATGTGCCGATTGTGCCAAGCAATGTCGCGTTGTAGGAGTTGTCCAGACTATATACCTGATTTCCAGACACAACTAACAAAAACTCTTCCTGATCGAGCATCCCCCTGATCGGCCCGCTGCCTACTGTCGTCACCAGATTAAGGCCGGGGCATCCATAAAATGCCCCCACTTCCGCCGATCCGGACTTGCCCTCAACTATCTCAGGATAGAGGTTGATCAGTTGCTGGTCGGCAAGCGACTTTGACCGCAGGCTATATGCGATGCCCAGAAAAGGCGTCTCGACTGTTTTCATCGCGAGCCAACAGAACTGCCGACGCTATCAGTGTATGGGTTATAGCTGACATTGGCCCGGCTCACGATGGCGTCATCATAAACAGCAGTAACATCACGCATATTGGATCGTTTGATATTGCCCTTGCTCTCGAATGCCTGCGCGATAACGACAGGAGAAAGTTGGCTATCCGCAAAATACGGATGCAATTCCCCAGCCAGATTGGTTTTTAATGCTTTAGCATATCCGGGGGGCAAGCTGATCGAGGTGGTCAGCGACGACAGATCGGAAAGCTGCAGATAGCTGTCAAAATACATCGTATAGGCAATG